CAACATCGGTTGACAAACAATACGCTATAGCGTAGAATAAAACTTGCGTAACGAGAGCATCGTGATCGCAGATGTTGTAATAAAACCCTCACTTACGGACTGCTGAAAACTCAGCGGTCTTTTTTTATGCCTGTCTGAAAATTTATCGTTAATCAATAAAATATGGTAATTCTTATGTAAAAAGTCTGGGTTTTTGATACATGTTCTTGTGTTACGCTTAATAACGAGAATACAAGATGATGTGTTTATTACCGGATTTGGAGGCGTGAAAATGGCGGCGAATACCCTCCCGGAACTGACATCAAAAATGCGCGAGTATTTCCAGTTGACGGTAGACCAGGCGCGGGGAACGTACCTCGGCGAAGACAACCGGCGCATTGCGAACAGTAAACGGCAGATAGCCTCGGTAGCGGGGCTGTGCAAATACCTTGACGTTTCGAAACAAGACTTGCTGCTGATGGACACGGGCAGCCCGGAAGAAAAGAAGTTTTACACCGACTATCTTCTGGAATACGAACTTGCGGTAGACGCTATGTACGCGGCGTCGATGATTGACGCTAAAGAATACGGGGAACTGAAAAAACAGTTTCGGGCAAGCGGAGCGGCAGGCGAAAACGTATTGACGGTAATTTTCTCGAAGTACAACAACCCGGACGACTGGGAGGACTACGAAGACATAAAACGGTTTGCGACAGAACACGGGTACTCGATACGGCAGATAAAACGACTACTGGAAAACGCAGATAAGGCAGGGCTAAAACCGTGATTGTAGAGATTGATTATCATCCTTCGGGGCCGCAAAAGCTGTTTCACGAAAGCACAGCTGACGAAGCCGGGTACGGCGGCGATATCGGCGGGGGCAAAACAAAAGCCCTTACGATGGACCCGTTGCTGACAGCCCTTAAATACCACGGACTGCCGATGTACTGTTTCAGAGCGACGTATCAGCAAGGCGCCGACACGCTGCTTGAAGAAATGCTGCGGTCTTACCCCGAACGGCTTGCGACGTACAACAAAGACGATATGACCTGGTATTTTAACGGGACGGAAAGACGCGGCGTACCGGCAAAGCTCAGACTCAGGCAATGCAAAACTCTCGCGGACGCCATGAAGAACGACGGCAAAGAACTCGGCAAGCTGTACATCGACGAAGCACAACATTTATTCTTTGACGCGTTCGACTATCTGTGTACGAGGGTACGTGCGAACCGGGAGTACGGAGTACAGCCGCAAGTGAAGTTCACCGCCATGCAGGGCGGCAACGGCCATGCGTGGATAAAACGTCATTTCGTTGACAAGCTGGCCCCGAACGAAGTGGTACTTACCGTGGTAACGGACATCAAGACCGGCGAAACGTTTGAGATATACCGGCAGTTTATCCCGGCCAGTCTCGAAGATAACCGTCACCTTGACGCGAAATACGCTGGTAGGCTCGGCATGAGAAGCGAACGGCTACAGAAACGGACGCGCACTAACGACTGGAACGCAATCGAAGGGCAGGCGTTCCCGGAATGGGTGGACAACCCGCTCGACGAAAACGGCAAGCCGACTGATAGAAAGACGCACGTAGTAAAAGAGTTTGAGATACCCGAGCACTGGCCGATATTCAGGGGGTTCGACTACGGCAGGGCAAAACCGTATAGCTGCCTGTGGTTCACAAAAGGCGACGAAACATACGGGAACAGATTGTTTTTGATACGCGAACTGTACGGGGGCAAAGACGATGAAGAAGGCTTGAACGAAACGGCTTCGCAGATAGCCGATAAGATAGCCGCGATAGAAAAGCCGTACGCGGAACGGCACGGCTGGATAACGGGTGTTGCAGACCCGAGCATATTCAGCAAATCACCGTACGAACAGGACGAGAGCATAGCGTCCGTCATGGAAGACCACGGGGTAATCTTCGAAAGCCCGCACCATAACCCCGACGTAGCGGTCAACGTGATAAACAACAGACTGCAAGGCAAAGAACTGATACACAACGCGTTGCTGTTCGACGCAGACGGACACCCCGGATTTCAAGTGTTCGACTGCTGCAAGAAGTTTCGGCAGCATTTCCCGGAACTCGTAACTGACCCGAAGAACCCGGACGATGTGGACTCGTCGGGCAACGACCACGATTACGATTCGTGCCGCTACGTGATTGTGCTTACAAAACCGAAAATAAAAGCGGTTCCGATAGCGCGGAAGAAACGCCGGTCTGACCCGCTGGACTTCGGAGAACAAATTGAAGACAACGGCGACACGGGCAAGCTGATAAGGCTGCCCGAGGTAATTGTCGGAGGATGAAATGGAATACAGAAAGCCCGAAAAACTATCGGCAATACTGACCCGGAGCGAAAAAGAGTTCGCGGAAAAAGTAACGAAGATAGTTGACGAAAACAACGACGAGTTTCAAATATTGCGCGATAAATGCTGGCGCAACGAACGCGTATGGCGTAACAGGCACTGGGACGAGAAAGCTTTCAAGGACAAAACCGACGAACAGAAAGCGCGCCCCAACGTGCCTATGCTGCATTCTACCGTCGAGAACATAATCGCCGATATCATGGACAACTACCCTGACCAGATAATCAGAGGCGTTAACCACGACGACGATATGCGCTCGGTGATCGCGACTGAGCTGGTGCGGTTTATCTTTCAGCGGGCAAAGTACCCGACGATATACGAAAAGAAAGCGCGGGCGTCCGTTAAGACCGGGACTGGGATAGCGCGTCCGTATTGGAACCCCGAGCTTGACAACGGCATGGGAGACATCGACTTCGAGTATTTGCACATCGACAACGTTGTTTGGGACAAACGCGCGTCGGACGTGAACAAAGGCCGGTTCTTCGCAATCGTGTCGTGGGTAGACCCCGACGACGTATACGACATGTACCCGGACATCGACTTGAACAAAGCGCTGCCCGAAGACGAGGGCAAACGCGAAACGCATACGAACAACACCGAAGACACGCGGCTGTCGGAAAAAGAAGGCCGTGTCCGTGTGATCCTGTACATGTGGAAAGAGAAAGCCCCGCGCATGATAGAAGTCGTTAACGAAAACGGCGTAAAAGAAGAAAAGCAAATGGGGCATATAACGTTTGTCAACTCCGCTGTCGTTATCGGCGAAGCAGTGCGCGACAAGCATATAGGCCAATACGAATACGACCGGTATTTTATCTCGATGGCTCCGTATCTGTCGCTCGAAGGCGAACCGTTCGGGCTGTCGATAATCGACTTGTTTCAGGACGACGCGGACATTGTCAACCTGATAGAAAAAGAATACGTTGCCAATTTGCAGGCATGCTCGAACATCCGGCATCTCGTAGACCGGACAGCCGGGATAAACGAAACCGAGCTTAAAGATTTCAGCAAACCGATAGTACACGGAAACCGTATACACGACGGTGCGGTGCGCGAGACAAAACCGGTGCTGTTCTCCTCGCAGGCGCTTAACTATAAAAACGCGAAAATGGCGGAAGTCAAAGAACAGAGCGGCCAGACCGATTTTAACATCGGACAGGGCGGCAGCGGCGTAACGTCCGGTATCGGCATACAGAGTTTGCAGCAATACGGCGCGAAACGGTCGCGACTGACGATACGGCATTTCAACGAACAAGACCACAAAGACGTTGTAAAAGACGTGTTGAAACTGGCGCAGGCGCATTACAGAACAGAGCGCGTTATCAGGCTGAGCCGGGAAACGCAGGACCAAGTTGAGAAAATGCTCAAGAAAGCGCAAGAGGCTATCGCCGCCGCGCAGCAGCAGGCAGGGCCGGGCGCGGAAGAACAAGCAGCGCCCCCGATTCTTCCGGAAGGCGTGAAGATAACCGGCAACGAAATGACGGTAGACTTTTCGATGTTCTCGCTTGATTATCTCGACCTCGATTACGACATTGAGATAATACCGCAGAGGAAAAGCCCCGCAACGAGCGACGCGATCAACAGCGTTGTATCGACTCTGGCGAACAGTAAACAGATTGACGGAGAAACCGCGCTTGAGCTAATCGAGTTTGAAGGCAAAGACCAGATTATGCGGAAGATCCGCGAGCATAACGACATCAACGCCAAAATGCAGCAGATGGCGCAGCAGACGCAGCAGGCCATTGAAGCGGCGCAGCAAGCTGCGGAAGTCGCGCAGCAGCAGGCGAAACATATAGAAAAGCTCAAAGACGATGTATGGGCCGAAAAGCTCAAGGTCATTGTCGAGAAATACCTCAACAAAAACGAAAGCGGCACAGGCGAAGAAGGCGGGCAAGCGCCCGAATCCTTCGAGCAGGCAATAGGGCAGTTAAAATCCGAGATACTTGGCAACGGGCAAGTCCAAGCCTCGGCTTGAAAATAAAACAGGAGGCACATAACCACGATGGAAAAAGATTTAGATACGGGCGTTGAAGATTCTCGGGCCGCCGCCGAGAACGATGTAGAGACTGGGGAAGCCGACGAAACCACGCCGTCGCAGCCCGAAGACGATACAACGGAAGAATACGATATTGCCAGTTACTTCGGAGAAGAAGATTCGGAAAAGGTCGTAGAATCGGGTGACGACAACCCGCCGAATGATTCGGAAACTGAAGAAGAACCGGCACAGGGACAAAAGCCCGCCGATTATTACAGGTCGCAGGCTGAAGTAGACGCCGCCGTACAAAAACGGTTACAGCAGGCGCGGAAGACATGGGAGAAAGAACAGTCTGACAAAATAGCCGTTGACGCGGAGGTTGACAAACAGGCCGCTAAGTATATCGAAGACCATCCCGATATGAACCTGCCGCCTGAAATGGTAAAAGCGTTCATAAAAACGCAGCAACCCGCGAAACCGGCACAGCGTGAGACTTCTTCCGAAGACGCGAAACAGCAGGCGTTCGATGCGTGGAAACAAAGTTTAACAGACGAAGAGCCATTGCTCAAAATCGAAACGGCGAACCCGGACTTTACAGTCTCGGGGTACGCAACCGACAACCCGACGTTCAAAACAGCCCTGTCGATGGGCTTGACGCCGATGGCGGCGTATAAGGTCACGAAAGCGTTTGAAGTGCAGCAGAAAGCGGCTATTGAAAAAGCCAAAGCCGAGGGCGGCAAGAAAGTAATCGATCAGATAAAATCGAGCAACGCCCGCGCCACAACCCCGGCAACTGCCACGAAATCAACCGGAAGAACGCAATCGATTGCCGACAGAATCGCAAACATGACTGAAGACGAGTTCGACGAGTTCAACAGCGAAATACTGCGGCACGGACGACGGGTACGCGTAGACTGAGCAACGGCTTTCACAAAAATTTACGAAAGCAGGTAAAACAAAATGAGTTATAACGTTCAAACAACCGGAAGTTCCGGT